CTACATCCATTTTCTTTATTAAGTGCTGCATAATTTACATTATTAAATTTATTACTAGGTCTTGTAGTTGTTGTTTTTAAGTTGAACTGAGTGTTGACGTATTCACCGTCAACTGCGTGGAAGTATTCACTGAAGGTGTCATTGTGTATACGTATGCCACTTCTCTCGATGGCGTTGAATACCACGGATACTCGACTGTTAAAGAACTCATCATATTTTGTTTTTTTATTGTTAATATTTGCTTTTAGATCCTCAAAAATGTTTTCACACAATTCATAATGTTTGACAATCGGTATAATTAAGTTTAACTCGGGGTTATCCTTGTGTTGTCTATAATATAAATCATGTGTTTGTGTTGTTGGTCGTATATACGTAGTAGGGGGTGGTGTTATGTCATAAAGAGTTTTGATTGGAAAATAATGTAATATTTCCTTTTTATCACGACAATACAATATATTAAACTTGTTTAGTAGCTCGTTTATACGCGTGTTTAACGCATTTAAAGATTCACTATGCGTAATACATACCATAAAGCCTTTACTCGCTTCAATCGGTCTAATATACACTAAACTTACGTGATTTTGTACGGGGTGTATTGTGTCATTATAAGGTATTACCTCAATGAAAGCTTCTTTATAACCACTATTTATTAAAACATTTAACTGCTCCTCGTCTTCTACAAGCCAGTACATATACCTTTATTTTAACCCCCAATATACGAAATTATTTAGTAACCTCCACTTATTCTATTAATTACTTTATTATTTTTTTGGGTTTCAGTTTTATTAATTTTATAGTCTATATTAGAACCACTTATAGGTATTAAATAATTATGTGGTGAATCAATATGTTGTGCCCCTACCATTGGTCCTTTTTCTGGGTGGATGTGGTATAAACCACTATAAGGTTTATTAGTGCCTTGAATTAAAAACTCATCCCCATTTGTTTTTAAATTTTCTCCTGGGGTATATTGAAAATATTGGTCATATTTATTTCTAAAATAAGAGCTAAATCCTATTAATAGATTATTTTTTTGTGTTCTTTCTACAGTGGATTTATTAATATTGTAAACTTTATTTCTATTACCTGAAATTAACCATGGAAGAGAGTATACACTATACATAACATAATCTACGGTTGGTAATTCATCTTTAAATTGGGTGTATTGGAATTCATTAATTTCTATATATTTTGCTTCGTTGTTTTTTGATGCAAAGTATCTTTGATATTCTTTTATATTATAATCTTCTTTTGTTGGGGGTGTTGGTGTTAATATTGGTGATGATGGTGGAGTTGCGTCTAAACCCAAGTTAATATTTATAGCATATATATCAGGAACTAAATATAAATTAGCCTCTGCTGTATAAGATCCAGCTACTCCTTCTTCTGCATCTTCCGCTTGGGATTGAATTTCTGGAATAATTTCTTGGACAGGGGTATCATTAGGATTTTTTCCTGTATAATATTTACCTTTTGATGTCTTAAAATAAAACCCTATATAATATTCACCTTCTGGGGAGTTTTTATAAACATAAGTACCACCATTAGTATATAAATTAGTTGTTATTTGAGATTTTGGAAAATACATATTAATCATTAAATTTTTGTAACATTTCTATCATTTCCTTTTGTGGGAATATATCACTTTTACTTGTTTTATAAGAATTATGAGTAAAAGTACCTCGATTCTTACTATAAGCTGTTTTAGAAACACTCTTTTTATCTGGGAATTGTTCGTAAAAAGCATTTCCACCACTATATCTAGAATTTATTGTAATATTGGGGTATGTTGCTTTAATTCTTGCTAATGTAAATGCTAAAGAATTAAGTTGTTTTTTAGTATAAGCATGATAAAGACCATATCCTTTATAATCACCTGCTTTTACAAGTTTACCATCAGATTTCATTTTATAGGGTTCTGCAACAGGTATATCTGGTTGGCCTTGTTGTAGTTTTTCATAAGTATATTCTCTACCACTTTGAACAAAAATTGAGTCTTTATTGAATGTAGAATTACTTTTACTTGTGCCTTTAACTTTTACATAACCTAAAGCTTGTAGTTCTATAGAAACTGTAGCTCTTTGTAAATAGCTAGCACCATCTAATTTAGATCCTAAATGATTACCATAATATTTTAATGGGAATAATTGTTCTACAAATCCACTTCTTTGGATAATAAAATGGCAAGAAACATGCTCATCTTTTCTACACCAAGATTTAATAACACTTTCAACTGAATTTAATCCCGCTGTATGATGGAGTGTTATTTGAATTTTAGGTTCTAAAACCTTATCCCAATATACTAACCCATTACTTGTTGGAGCTATTAATGAATAACCAGATGTAATTGTTTTAGCCATAGCTGGGTCTCCAGTCCAAGGTTTTACTATTCTTGTACCTCCACTTCCTTTAGCTCTAGTTTTTCCTTTAACATATACTGATTTAGCATCTAAAACTTTTCTAACCTCTCCCTTAGTAGTTCTAGGTGTAGAAATTGTAGAAATATTAGTTTCCCATTTATTATCTTTTATTGTATGGTTTACTCCATCTACTAAAAAATTTAGTGAAGTTGGATATGAACTAGGTAAAGCTTTTTGGTTTATTTTTATAGAATTATATATTTTTATCCCCCCTATACCTTCAATATTTAATCCTAAAGATACCGGAATAAAACCTGTGCCACCATTTACTTTATTAGCAATTCTAAAGTTTTCTGTATCTTTTGCTGTTTTATATCTTTTCCACATATTAAAAGCCCTATCTATAAAATCTGGGTTTTCTGTTGTATACCAATATAAAGCATCAGATGTTCCTACTTCTTGGTTTATAAAAACTTGTCCTGTTTCTATTCCAGTTACTGTTCCTTCAATAGCTGGTACTTCTGTGGGATTTTGGTTAGGATTTTTAAGTGTTTTAATATTTTGGGTTGCATAAATAGGTTTACCACCTTCAGAACCTATCTTTACCAATTTTTTTTCTGTGGTATATAAATCTTCGGTTTTTACAAGTATTTTTTTAGTACCTGTTCCTCCAAATGCATCTAATAAATAAGTAGGATAATCATTAACTGCCTGAGAATTTGGGGTTACTATTTCAAGATCTGATCCTGCTAGAGTTGAATCAATTTCTTTTATTGATTCTATAACTTGGGATTTAAGTGTTTCATCTTTAAAATTTGTGCTATTAAAACTATACTTAGATGTTTCATCTCCTCTATAATTTTTATTATAGCCTTTATATGACCAACTATAAAAACCTGATCCTCCTGTCCATCGTGCTTCTTTTTTAAATTTTTCATACAGTTCATTATATTTTTTATTATTATCTTCTNCTGCTTGTTTAGNTACTGTTTCTTTAGGTACTGGGGGTATAAAATTATCTGTAGGACCTGTTTGGTATTTGTCTTCAAATCTATTTCTAAGGCCCTTATTAAGATTTAAAAACCCAACAGCATCTGTAGAATTATTTGGTGATTTTGGGTCTGCTGCTCCTATAGAAATTTGATTTAATAATTTAGGTGTAATTTTAGTTTGAAAGTTAAAATCTTTTACAAATGTAGAAGAACCATTACTGTTATACCCAATAATATTAAATACAGATTTTGTTTCACGTTTATTTGATATTAATTCATACCCTTGTATTGGATTTTCGTCTAAAAAATATATAACATTATCATCCTTTATAGAAGTAGTAAGTTCACAAACATTACCCATACATTTATTAATACCATCTAACAACTTTTGTAAAAAATCAAATAAAGTTACATTTCCTTTTTTATCTTTATTATTAGATAAGGTTTTTGATACAAAATTCATATTAAGATATACATTCATTAATTCACCATAATAAACACCATCTTTTTCTTTTACATAAGTTTTAAGATCTTTAAAAGTAGGAACATTTACATTTCCTACAATTCCTAAATCAGCTGTATATACAGGTTGAAATACACAAATTGAAGGATCTAATGGTATTAAATTAGGTTCATAGCTAATTCTAGTGTATTCTTCAGATGTTTCAAATTTTATTCTAGGAATTGATTCTGAGTTTCCATTTTTAACTCTTAATATTACATTATTTTCTATTTTTTTTATTAATTCTCCAAATCTTATAAAATATTGTGAAGTAGGAGGTATTTTTCCCCTATTAATATTTATATCACTTGCTGTATCACCTGTATTTTGTCCTAACACATTAGGAAGAAATAAATAATCTTTATTGTTTTGTAGGCCTGCGGAGAAAAATGTTTCAATTTGTTGAGCAATAAAAGTAGATAATCTATCAGTACCTAAATTATTAATTACACTATTAGAACTTGTTGATGTTGTTGGCTCTTGCCCCTCTTCAGGTGGTGGGGGATTTAGTTTATATATCCCCTTAAGTGCAGCTTTTCTTTGTGCAAGAGATTGAGCAGATATAGGTGGTGAAGGAACTGAAACTGACATTGATTCTATTACACTCCCGATAGTAATTAAATTTACAGTAATATCATAAGTATTATCTTGGTTTAATTTCCAACTAAAATTATTTACTTTACCAAAAAATCCTTGATAATTTCCTTTATATCTATCTACAAAAACATTTATTTGTTGTAGCATTTCTAATTGAGTATAATTTTTATCTTTAAACCAAATATTTTCTATTATTGTAGATTGTACATTTTCTATAACAGGTTTATTATTCTCATCTATTTTACTTACAAATTTGTCCCACCCCCATTCTAACATCATTAAATGTCCTAATCTTAAATAAAGTATTTCAATAATACCAAATTGAAATTTATTATAAGCTTTTAAATTAACAGTTGCTTTTCTGATTGAACCTCTATTAATAGATTCAACTTTTATATCAGTAATACCAGGAACAGGTTGTAATCCTCTACTACTACCCCCCATTCCACCATATAATTTATCATTATTTTCGGACCATAATTTTGTATTTCTTACACCACTTCTACGGTTGTAAGTGGCAGCTCTAGTTTGGGTTGTTACAGAATCTGTTCCAGTACCAGTAGTAGTAAATTCTGCTCCTTGTGTTAATGCTTGTGTAGAGTTAAATAAAATGAAATTTTTAGCTAATTCTATTCCATTTAAACTAGCTATATCATTATTAGTAAAATAATTTTTACCATCTAATTTTTGTAAATTTATTAATCTGTTAGTATCTAATAATTCAGTTCCTGATGCTAGTTTTATCCAAGCATTTTTATTATTTAAAATATTTAATACTTCAGGGGTGCGTTTAATAGAATTTTCATTATATCCGGCACCATGAAGTTTTTGCCTAATATCAATTTGCTCATCTATTATTGGTATTATTGGGTCTCCTACTATATTTCCCTTCATAACTATCTTGCATTTAACTGTTCATAATCTAATATTATTCCTGCGATGTTCCCAGGAATTCTTATTTGTACTCCTAATGGGGGATAAATAGAATTTTGGTTAAATTGAGGATTAGCAATTGATATTATCCACCATAAATTAGAATCACCATAATAAGTTTGAGCTAAAATATCAAATCTATCTCCTTCATCTGTGTAGGCATAAGTATCTTCAAAGCTTAAAGGTATATTAGGATATTTAACCGTTCTTATAAAAGGTTTACCTTTAACTGTTGTTCTACTTCCTATATTTGAATATCTTCCCATTAATTATTAATTTAACCCTACAAACCCAGCATCTAAATCATTCCCATCTTGTAATTCTCCTACTTGAAAATTTGTTACTTTTCTTTTTCTCTTATAATTATTACTAAACCCATTATCTAAAGCTATATATCTTTCATCACCATAATTATAAACCTCTCCTTGTACATCTGGGCCTATATCGTTAAGTTCTTTATATTCATTTTTCTGGATTGATGGTACAAAATCATGTATTGGTATAAAGTTAAATCCTGATACCTTTATCATAAAAGGTAATTCTTTTACACTGCTATCAGATCCCGCACTTGTATCAGTAATTGATATTTCCCAAGGTGAATCCATAGGTACAGTATAATTAACCCCTTTCATGATTCCAACCTGGTTATAAAGATAACCTCCTACTGTTAATTCAATTAAATTTCCTCTCATATACCCATCTTTTGAATAATCAGGGGCTGTTACAGAAGCTAAATAATTTAATTTTTTGTACATAGGTATCAATTCTTCTTTAGATTGAGCAACTACAGTCCAAGATAAATTAACACTTCTATCAAAACCTTGATAGTTATAAAAATTTTCACCTCTACCAGCAAATTTTTGAGATGACCAATCTGCAGTATATGAATCATCCATTGAATCTAAAAATGCTCTAAAATGGATATATGTTTTTAATGAAGGGTTATCATTATTAATTACACCTATTCTAAATTTACAAAAATCATTAACTGGTTTTTCTGTTGTTTGTGCATTCGATTTAGATTGATAAAGAGGTAAAGCATTTAATTTATCTAAAGGACCTAAATTTTTACCTGCTGCATCAAGTTTACCTTTTGTATAACTGGTTTTGTTGCCCTTTATTCCGGGGTCTCCTAAGTTTACTCTTTTAGGAAATCTAACATCTAAATTTGTATAATCAGGAGCTGTGGTTGAATTTTTATTTTTAGTTTTTTTTCTAAAATCTTGTAATATTTGAGCTTGTAAATAATCATTATCTTGATTACCTGTTTGAGCTGATGGTTTAGAGCTCATTAACTTATCATAATCTAAAGATGATCCTAAACCTATTACTCCGTCTGTGTTAGCTTGGAAGCTTGAAGGTTTAAATACACTTTGTCCAACAGTACTTATTTTTGCACCATTTATTTTATCATTTGTTAATTTAAATGTAGGTGGATTATTCAAATCTCCTAAAAGAGGATTTAAATTAGTATTTGAAAATGTAGCATATCTTCCTGTTACAGATTTTATACCAGAAGATTGTATATCACCAAAATAAGTACCTCCTCTAAAAGTTTCAAAATTAGGGTTTGTTGTTCCTCCTTTAAAAACACTATAATTAAACCCAAAGTTAGTATCTAAAGTTTTCCCAGTAGTAAAAAAATTACTGTTTCTTAATTCTGTATTATTTAATCCTGTTCTTTGGTCATTTAGCATTTTTATGCTAGTTCTACCTACCCCTAAAACAGAATTAGGTCCTCCAGAATAATTATATAATTCATTTTCACCATTAGTATTTTGGTTTAAATTGATGTTAGTAAATCCAATTAATCTACTACTTGATTCATTATTACCTTTTCTTTCATTATATGCTACTGTAGAAAAATAAGTAGGATTCCCTAAAGGATCTTGTATATTTAAATTAAAAAGATCATCTAATATTCCACCCAATATTCCTCCATCTGGTCCTGTAGATGCTGTTGGGTCTAGTCCTTGTTTAAGTAAATGACCTCCTAAAGGATTAACAGCAGCTTGAGCTATAGTTGAAGTTGGTAAATAAAGGCCATTATTTAAAGCTCTTCTATTTTTGGGGTTTTGAGCATTATTACTTACTGCTAAAACATTAACCGCACTTCTTGATAAAACATTTTGTTTAGCTGTAAATAAAAGTCCATTTGGAGATTTTAAATCTGTAAACATTTTTGTTAATCTTGAAACATCTGTAGCAATAGTTTCAGGTAGTAATTGGCCTCCCCTTAATATAAAATCTGTAAATTGTCGATTTTGAACACTACTCCCAATATCACTTTCATCAAATTTTCTTGTTGGTAGGTTTTCTAATTCATAGGGTTGGCCACTCGCATTAGTATTGCGAGGTCCTGCCCCTCTTCTATCATATCCATACTGGGCTGTTTTATAAGAAGAAAGGTCTGTTTTTATATTTAATAATCTAGGCAATTTTAGTTTCCTACATTACCCGTTACATCTGATGCTTTTGGAGTATCAACAACATAATCTTGATAAGTACCAGCTTCAAATGTATTATTAACAGGGATTACTCCATTTCCCTTTAATGGGGCGGATGGTTGTTCTCCTCTTAGTGGAGTTAATGTACTTCCTTGGTTTTCAAATTTACTTAATAAAGGCATAATTTTGATTTTTAATGGTTAAACGTTTTGTTATAAATATTGTTATTGGATAGAAAATGCACCCATATCTATGGCTGTACCTAATTTTACATCATTCATTTCTATTACTGGTTGGGGTGCAGGTTTTGATAAAACTGCAGCTAGTAGATTTTCCATTCTTGATGTATCAATTGTTTGAGCAGGGGATTGTTGGGTTTGTTGATTTGGGAATAATTTAGTTCCTGCTATTACAGTATCTTTATTATTTAAAGCAATAGCTCCTTCTGGGCCTAATAATGTTCTATTACCATATCCTGATCCTCCAGGTGACATTATATCATTACCAGACTTAGCTCCTGCTAAATATCCTAATAATCCCGCTATAGCAGCAATACCTAAAGCAGGACCTAAAAAAGCACCAACAACAGGGATGCTTGCTGCTGATTGGGTAACTTTAGCACCGGCATCAATTATGTTAACCCCTGCATTTTTTACATTAGATTTTAATAACTTTCTATTTAAAGATAATTGGGTTATTTTACTTGCTGTTGTTAAAGCAAATTGAGCTGCTAAAGCAGTAGTAATAACACCAACTATAACTTTAACTGCAGTTGCATTTTCTAATAATTTAGCAAATCCTTCAACTAAACCTAATAAAGGTTCAGCAGAATTAGCTAAAGAAGATTGAATTTTAGTTACTAAATCTGCTAGTTTTTCTTGAACCGCTTGGTTTTGGTAGTTTTGTAGAAGTTGTTTTCCATTTTCGGATGAGTTTAATTTTTCTAATTCTCCTCTTTCTGCTAATTGAGCTATACTTGTAGCTCCTAAAGCATTTAAAGTTTCTTGGTTTCTTAAAGTTTCAGCTAATTGATCACTAGTCATACCAGCTGATTTAGCTAAGGCATCCTGTTGTATAACATTCATATTAGCAAATTCAGCTGAACTGCCCATCTGTTTTACTATTTCTGCTGTTGCTTCCGCACTTTTACCTTGTAAAGCTAAACTTCTAGCTCTTTCAAGATTAATATTTTTACCCGTTAATAATTCAGCTTCTAATTCTGATTGGATTGAACTTTCAAAATCAAGTAATCCTCTAGCTATACCTTGAGTTTCTTTTAATGAAAGACCCAATTTATTAGAAATTATAACAGCTTCAGCTAAAGCTTTATTATTAAATCCATATTGTGCCCCTAATTGTCCGGTTGCATTAGCTACTTCTTTTAATACCTTTCTACCATCTAATCTTATTCCTGTTTCTTTTTCTAAAGCGGCTACTGTATCTAAAACTTCTTCTGAGACAACTTTTGCTGACTTTCCTTGAGACATACTAAGTTTTAGTAAATTAGCAGCTTCTACTCCTTGTAATCCTACTTTTTTAGTAAGCATTACTTGATCTTGTAATTGATCATTTGTAAACCCAGTAGTAGTTCCTAATGAATCTGCAAGGCCCATTTGAGCCTCTTGCATTTTTTGAACAGTTAAATAAGCTTTATTACTGTTTACAGCAAATGTATTCATTTCCTGTCCTAGATCTCTAGCATCACTTTTAGATATTCCTAAAGTTTTAGAAAATTCTGTGGTAACTTTATCAGCTTTAGTTAAACCTGCTAAAACAAAAGCTAAAGCACCTTTACCTAAGGCATCAGTTGCATTTTTAGCTCTTTCTAATTGTGCCGCTGTTCTAGCTGATCCTTTTAAGCTTGAATCTATTCCTACTTTAAATTGTGCTATACCTTTAGATAAGTTTGATACAGGACCAGCTAGTAATGGCCCAATACCCGGAAGAATTTTTAACCCTTCTGCTAATTTATCAATAAACCCAGTAGATTTATTTATTTCTTGAATCTGTTCCTTAGATTTTGAAAATGCTTTTGTTAAATTATCTGCGGTATTAAGTGAATCTAATAATGCTTGATTTGCTCTTAATAAGGCTATCTCTTCATCACCAGCAGCATTTGCAAGTTTTTTCTGATTAGCTAATAATGTGGCTTCGATTGATGCACGTTTTTTAGCTACAGCAGCTAAATCATTGGCTAGTTTATTTCTAACTTTAGAATTAGATAAATCTTCTTTTCCGTATTGTGCTAATTTTGCTGCAACACCAGATAACCCCCCAGCTTCCTTTTGAGCTGTTTTAAAAGTTTCAGCAAATTCTTTATTAGTTTTAGCATTATTAGATAATGCAGCCCCTATATCATTAAAGGTTTGTCTAGATTCTGCTGCAATTACACTAGCTTCTTTTAGTGCATCCCTATATGCTTGAGCATCTAATTTAGATTGTTTAATCTCATCAGCCATTTAAGAAATATTTTATTATAAATATTAAAAAAAGCAACTATTTATAGCTACTTTTTCCTTGATATGGTTTTGATGCTTTTTGAAATTGGGGGGCATTAATTTGCCCATCTGAGCTAACCAATGAAGTTTTACCTGAGTTAGTTTGAGATTTCATTTTTTGGTTTTGTTCGTCATTAAAATCTTGAATTTCTTTAAAAGTAAATTTTCTTAACCAAATTGGCATATTATATATTGTAATCCAATCGTATCCACCATTACCATGGTAAACTATGTTATGTATTTGCCTAAAAATATTTTGCCTAATAGATGATGCCTCCTTAGAGTTCAGGCCAAAAAAAGTTGATATTAACAGGAATGGGTTTTTTGTCATCTGAGGTATCGGGAAAAAAAGTCAAATCTACATCAGGTTGGATTTGTTGAATATATTCTCTTAGGGCTCGAGAATCTCGAGCTAAAAGAGCAGTATCTACAAATTCCCTAATTTTTGGTGTTTCTGTTTCACCATTAAGCGAAGTAATCATATATTTTAATCTGGTGGATAATTCGCGATTAGATTCTTTATTTAATCTTTTAAGCCCCAGTAATTCTTGTTGAATTTTTACATCATCTCCATGTGTAAGAAGTTTAAATGTAATTACATTTTTAGAATGAGGTAAAGTAAAATTAAAATCATTTTTACCAGATTCATATATACTAGAATCTAGTTCTTTATTTTCTATATCTGATAGGTTAACTTCGTAATCTTTTTCTAAATAAGTAAATTTATATTCTCCTCCATAACCTAATACCCGAGCTGCTACCATTATAGCATTTTTATCACCCGTTATAAGATCATTATAATTAATTTTAGTAACAATTAAAGATTTTAATAATTTATCAATTACTGTTCCTTTTTCAATATATGATTGGTTAGTTAAAATATCTTCTTCTTTAGCAGTCATATATTTAATTTCAACCTTACCACTTGATAAAGGATTGTCTTTTGGGTATACTAAACCTTGTGAAGGTAAGTCTATTTCTTCTGTTGGAAATTTAAATTCAGCCATAATCTTTATTTAATTAAAACGTTTTTATCGTTGATACATATTAATATAAAAAAAAGCTTGACCGAAGCCAAGCAATTTTTCAAATTAGGGGTGGGTAAAATTTTTAGAAATTTAATACACAGTAATCTGGTTGAACTGTCATTGTAATTTCTTGAGCAGCATTTTCAGTATCCCAATTAAAATCTCCAAATGAAGCATTTGTAATCATTGCTCCTTTAATAATCCATTCTGATACAATATCACCTACAGGCCCTAGTACATTGATTGTAAGATCTTTCTTATAGAAATCACTATAACCATCTCTACCAGTTACTGATTCGTGGTGTAATCTAACCCATTCCATTACTGATTGTGCACCAGATGGAGTGATAGGATCAAATAATGTAAATTCAATTGTACCCCATTTTGTTTTACCTTTTACATATCTTTCAACATTAATGTGGTTCAAAGGTACTGTTCCTTGTTCTACAGTTACAGCTCCTACACCTTTCATAATGTAAGCTGGGAACCCATCTACAAAACAGATAAATCTATTCTTTTGTTTTGGTTCAAATGCTGTGAAAAATATTTCGTTTGGGTTTAATACTGCCATTTTATTTTATTATTTTATTATAAATATTTATCTTTTTTCTTTTTATGCTGGGAATGTTGCTCCAGTTGGTAATACATTGAAATCTAATAATATAAATTCAGCTGTTCTAGTTGGTTGTAAGAAAATTTGTCCTACTAACTCGTTTCTGTCTATAACATCTGGTGTGTTATTTTGTTCATCCATTACTACTTTAAAAGCATATAATCCTTGTCTTTGTTGTACTGATTCTAAATAAGGATTAACCTGTGTTAAAAAGTTTTGTCTTGTTGCAATTGTATTTTGTTCAAATACTAAATTATCGGCAATTTGAGAAATATAATCCTTAAGTGTAATTAATAATCTACGTACATTTACTCTATCTAATGCAGATGCTGCTTTTTGTAGCGTTTTTTGACCAAATACTACTACTCCTTGTTGTGGGAAGGTAGCAATTGGATTGATATTTGCTTCATATAAAGTATCTCTATTAGTAGATGTTAATTTTCTTTCAGCTCTAACAACTTGTCCCATTCCTCCTCTAGTAATACCTGCTGGTGCGAACCATGGATCACTTGAAGCATCTGTAAACGCGTATACACCTGGTATAAATGTAGATGCTGGTATATAAACTAATTGTCCTGAATTTGGATCAATTGTTTGTAGCCAAGGCCAATATGTAGCTGTATAACTATTATCAATTCCACCTGCTTGATTTACTACAGTATTTACTGGTTGGTTATATGATACTAAATCAATTACAGCAATGCTATCACCACGTTGAATTGAAGTATTCATTAAGCTAGCAATTTGTGCAGCATGTGTTTGATTTGTTAAACCTGGTGTTGATATTACATTGTATTGGTAATCATCTTGGTTAGCCATTAATGCAATTGCATTAGTATAATCAGATCCTACTAATCCTTGTGAATCAGTAGCACTAATATTTTGATAAAAATTAGCTACTCTACCAACTGGTATATTTGATCCTAAAGCTCCATCAAATGAACCTGATCCTAATATTGGTAAAGAACTTGTAAATTCATTTTTTGCTACACCATTATTTTCAAAATAACGTGGAGTAGGTGAATTTACTGATCTTACTCTAACATAATTAGAGATCTGTGGAAAAGATCCTGATTCTTGTAAAAAAGTATCTGTTCCTTCTGTTACTAAAGTAGTTGAAATATCACCAATTGCTCTTGAAATATAATTTGAAGCAAATGGATCCAATGAAATATTATTAAAAGTTTCTAATACTACAGGACGATTTGTATCATCATTACCACGTCTAATTGCTAACGAAAACACTCCTGAAGAAGTATTAACACTTGTTATCTGCCATCTTAGATTTTCTGCCGATCCACTAACTAATGCTCCCCCAGTTAACTGAGTACCTGATGTATCCGATCCTAATGGGTATGTATTGTTCATTATTCTACCCTCTGAAATTGTTTCTAACTCAAATGCTCTTTTATTTTCTATCATTGCATCAGTTAAGATGAATGTAGGTGCTACAGCTGGTGAACCAATGTTAGCCGCTGATATACTTAATGTATTTCCTGCAGCATAACCAGTTCCATCTTGTACTATTATTACAGAAGATATTTCAGTAAGTATTTGAGGTTGAGTTAAAGCACCTAATGTGTAAGTACCCGTACCTCCTAAAGCAGTAGCGTCAATTGTTAATTGATCACCAACTACATATCCACTCCCCACAGTAGTTATTGTAACAGAAGTAACTGCATTTCCACTTACTACTACAGTTGCAACGGCACCTGTTCCAGTTACTGATCCTCCTAAGGCTACTCCCGTATATCCTACATTGTCAACTAAGCTTTCACCTCCACTACCTAAAGTTAAAGTACCAACTATTAATATTCCATTTGAATTGCTAGTTGTTGCATTTGCTGTAGCACCTGATCCAGCTCCAGTATCTGTTACTAAAGCTACATTAGAATATGTTGCTGGGGCTGCCGATCCACTACCTTGATTTGGTTGTAATCCACTAAGTAAACTACCTTGAAGTCCAGCCGATGTGGATTCTATATTATTTTGAATTGTAGTTGAAACTGCAGAACTCCAATTTGCACTTGACCCAGAGGCTACTCTTGTTACTAATAAAGAATTACCACCATTTTGAAAATATTGGTTTGCTGCTATTGAAGTAAGATAAGTGTATTCATTAGATCCACTTTGTAAAGCTCCACCAAAAATTGCTTGGTAAGAACTAAAAGAACTAATTAAAGTTGGTCTTTCTACTGGACCTAAAGCTGTAGGGCCTATAAGTGCCGCACCTCTTTCAACGGGTTGCGAAGTAACAAAAGATTGATCGTTTTCTCTTGCTAATACACCTGGAGATATTAATGTTTCTGCCATTTTATTTTCTTATTTTAATATTGTTTTATTATAAATATTAGAAACCCTTTCAAAAAACTATTTTGTCAAAGTAAATTCTCCAGTTTCTAAGTTGATGTTTCCTTCACCATACTTATCTTGTAGTTCTTTAGCAGTTTTATTAGATTTTTCTTGTAAATCTGCTAACCCATCTAAAATTGAACTTCTTTGGCCTTCTAATATTGCTTTTTGAATATCAACATTACCTAAATTAAAAGTAATTTGATTTTGGGTTTGTTGGTAACCTCTAAGAGTTTTTAATTCTTCTTCTGATAACTTAATTGCTTTACTCATTTTGATTTTTGTTTATAAATATTAATAATTGTTTTTAACTACCATAGTTCTTCGTAATTTATATTAACATAATTTGAACTTTTATATTCTTCTATTAAATTAATATAGTTTTTTTTGTAAATATACCCTATTTTACTAATTTTAGGTAAATGTATTAATTTTTTTGTATCATTGATTTTTATAACTGTGTCATTAACTACAAAATCAAACCCTTTAGATTTGTTGTTATATATTAAAACTTTAGGNCTATGAGGTAAAGGATGTACAGTAGAATGAGTTGTATCATTTTGCATTAAAATTTTAAAATCATCATGTTTGCTACAATTTAACATATCAGGTTCTTCGAATTTAATTAAATCTTGTATTTCATCTTTAAAAGTTACATAATGGAAATTTTTAATAATATCACCAAAATATTCTTCTGCATCTCTATAAAGTATAGTTTTACCTTCTTTATTATAATAACCCTTTATATATTTTTCTTTAGAAAATAAAGGTAAAATTCTTTGTAAATTTTTTTTACTAAATATATTAAACAATAAACTAGGGAATCTAAAATTATTTTTTACCCTATTATCTACAACTTTACTACTTAATAAAGGTACTGGTTTTTGTATTGCCTTTATTATATTATCTGTTATTTGAATATCATAATTAATAAAAGTGTAATAATCAAAGTCTAAAGATAAACCTAAATTGCCAGCTAGTAAAATTTGGTTTAAAGAAGTCCAACCAAAATCAAAAAGAACATTAATAGCTTTATATGTTTTTTCAAAATCTATTTTCATCCAATGTATCATACCTCTATCAGGCCAATGTAATATTGGGTTACTTTTATCATAAATAAAATAATCAACCTTATCTTGAATGGTTTGATTTACAGGAATATGGGATACTACTAAAATTTTAAATTTTTGATTTTTTAAAATNTCTATATTTTTTTCTAAAACAGAAATTTTTTCTTCTGTATTACAATGGCACTGAATTATTATTAAATTTTTATTTGTCATAACAAGCTATATAAGGTGTAATATCTTTATTTACATCATATTTAACAATTGATTCGTATTCAATATAATTAGTATCAGAATTACTTTTAAACCAATCCCCATTTTTAGTTTTAATTTGGTTAAACATTTCTTGTTCTGATTTGTATAATTTAAGTAGTTGGTTTTTAGTGTCTAAATGATTTTGGTTTATTTTTTTACTTGATTTATTAAAAATATAAAAATTATGGGTTTCATTTTTAACGGCATCAAAAGCTAATTTATGTTGTGGATGACCATATTCACCAATAGGATTATGAGTTACTATTTTTTTCCAATCTTTACAATTAATTATGTTTTTTAAATCAAAATTTTGAGTAGGCATTAATGTATCTTCATAATCAAGTATTTCCCAAGAATTAATATTTAACTCTTTCATTACTTTTTCAAACTCTTTACTTCTAATTTTATTTGATTTATTAGTAAGACAAAGTACTTTATATTCAGAACCATATTTAATTAATTCTGTACTTCCAAATATTATTTCATCATCGGGGTGAGCTACTACCATTAATTTTGTTGATGTATAATCATTAAATGCACGGTTTAATACTGTTGAACTTTTAGCTAAAATTGAGGGGTCAGGGCCATGTACAAAATAAGGTTCAAGGGTATTTTTATCGTACATTACATCAAAACCCTGTTTTAAAAAATAGGAATTAACTAAAGTTTCATCTTTTGAACTATAATAATTATTCCAAGTAATAGGTAAATCTAATGTTTTATTTTCTTCCCATAATACACAATTTGCTACTCTTTCTTCTGAAAATGCGTTATCATCTACATAAATTTTTATATTGTAACTATTTAAATAATGATTCCAACTAAGACATTTATTAAAAAAATCTTTACTATTTGCATCATAAAAATAAAAACCAGTTGCTATAATTTTATTATTTGGATTTCTTGGAATATGGTTATATACACCTGTTAATTCTGATCCATATTCTCCTTCTAATCTTATATTATTATGTATTTTCCAATTTGAAATATTATTATGAAAATACTTCATAAATAAGGGATAATCTTCTAATTTATTTAAATATTTTAGTGATTTATCTATATGTTCAGTAACAAAAGCATCTCCATCTATCCAAGCAAATTTATCAAAATTTTCATTTAAAGAATCTAAATTAGCTAAATATTTAGCAAAATAAACAGAATAATCTTTATTAATTAAGTCTGGTTCTTTGCCATTTAGTTCTTTTAAATGTTTAGGGAAATAATTAATTCTTTTATTAATAACATTAGGAAGATTAATATTAGAATCACAATTAAAACCATATACTATAAGTTTATATTTAGAATATTTTAATAAACTTTTAGCAAGCACCTCAATCATTAATAAATAATTTTGATCTCCTCCTGTTATCCAAACAAATTTTTTATCCATTAAGTAAAAATTTTAATTTTTATTCTTTAAATAATTTATTACACTAGTGTAAACTTGTTTAACAGTTATTGATTTTTGGGCTATATGTTGTTTTTCTGTGCCTTGGTATTCAGGATCCCAATCCCAATCCCCAGCATCAAACACATAATGAGGGTTTGACCATATATTATTATTTACTAAGTGGTTTTCTATTTTAGTTAAATTATTAGTAAATTCATACCCATAAGGGATAAAATTATTTATCATTATAGTATGTTTATTTAATGCCCAATTTACCCAAGATAAACCAGAACCTAATCCTATAAATACTTCTGCATGATGCATATAATTCCATGTAGTAGGCCAATCTAATTCTTTTTTATTAATAATATCTTTTCCTTCAAATCCTTCATAGGATAAATTAACTATTTTATATCCTTTTTTACTTAATTTAGTAGCTAATTCTTTCCAGTTTTCATAAGGCCATTCTTTGATCCCGGCTGTAGATCTTGGACCAATACATATGTATTTTTCTTTTATTGGTCTTTTACTAGGTTTAAAGTCTAAACCATAATTTAATTCTCTATAAGGAACATTAATAATATCTGTAATTGCTTTAATTAAAGGAATTGTGTTTGCTTGAGTAGGGTTTTTTAAACCCTTATCCCATTCTCCATTAGTTTTAAACCATCCTATTTTATAATGAGCGTATGCTTCATAAGGAGTATCTGGTTTTATAAATTTAATATCTTTGTATACTTCTAATTTTTTAAACCATTCATTATGGAATGAACTAACACATACTTTACAATTATATATTTTTTGAAACTCTAACACATGAGGCATCCAAGCTAAAGTATCACCTACAGATTTTGAATCAAAACTAATTTTAACTTTTTTACCCTTTACATTAAATTTATGTACTACTTTATCATCTATTTTAATTACCCAAGGAATATAATATTCTTTATTACATTTAGTCCACATATTATTTTTAATAATAGCTGAGTGTTCTATTTTGTTATTAAACCCATTAATAAATTCAACTTTATATTCTTTAAGTTGAGAACCTAATATTTCTACTTTAGGTCCTTTATCAAAATTTAGTTCAATTTTATTAGGTGGTAAATTACTAACAAAATTAGTTATTTCTTTATTTGCTATTTTAGCGGCATTTTCCCAAGTAAATTGTTTAGATATTTCTTTAGATTCTTTTAATGCTATTTTTTTATACTTTTTATAATTTACATAAGCATCTCTCATTACTTTTTTTAAATCCTCAAAATCAGGTTCATAAAATTCCCCAGATAATTCAGATTGTGAATATGGAACATATTCTCCACCTATAGCTGGGGTTGTTCCTTTAATTTTTACTGGAAGTCCTTTTCCTTCAGCAAATTCTAGTTGTGCACTACAATTAGAATAAATAGAAGGGGTACCACAAGCCATAGCTTCAATTAGGGGTAAATTCCATCCTTCTGCTCTTGCACAAGATAAAAATACATGACCTTTTTGTAAATATTTAATGTATTCTTCTCTAGTGGGGAATTGTTTTATTTTTAATCTAGAGTCTTCTAAATTGTAGTATTTTAATCTTTCTTCTGTGTTTTTAAAACCATCTTTAGCAAAGGCATTATCAACAGATAATACTAAATCTACAGGTTCACTTTTATCAAATTCTTGTAAAAATGCTTCTATTATTTCTTTAGTTGATTTTCTATAATCCCATCTACCAAATATTAAAAATTTAAATCTATCATCTTTATATTCAGGAAGCATAGCTTTACTATTAGGATAAAAAATACTACTATTAACAGCTTCAGGAATTACTTTAACTTTATTAGGATCCATTCCCTGTTCTATACTACAATTTCTTTGCCAATTAGAAGCAACCCATACTTGATCACATAGTTTTAATCTATCGTAAAAAGATTTTGGATATCTTGTTGTTTCCCATACTGTGTATGCTATTTTAGGGCCATCATAATTTTGATAAAAAAAATGATGATCTACTTCTGCTAATATAATATTAACATCATGTTTAAAAATATTAGGGTAATTTTTATATATAGGTTTAGAAGTAAGTTTGTTTCCAAACCCACCTTCCCATAAAGATTGTTCTACTAATATTTTTTTATCTAAATCATCTATGTATTGTTCTTTATTATGGCATTCATCATTATAACCTTCCCAAGATTTACCAATAGTAAAATTTTTTACTTTTACATGATTGAGTTTAGATAGCCCCCTAAAAAATTCTCTTGTATGATTATTGTATCCTGTAGGGCCTACATATGAACCATGTGCGTATATTTTAGTTTTTTGTTTTTTCATTTACCCCAAACTTACTAAATTTATACCACATTCTTTCGTGTAAAAAGTAAAGCACCATTTTGGAGATAACTTCTACCCCTCCTATAGCTAATCCTGCTGCCCAAGAACCCGTTATGAGTCCTGAAATAATTACTGTGTCTATTGTTCCTACTATTCTCCATGAAATTGTTTTTGCAATGTGTCTTTTATAACTTACCATCTTTTCGCATTTTAGCTCTAATTTTTGTAGCAGATATTTCTTTTATATTTTCAGGAGGTATATGTTCTATTACTTCATACCCTACTCCTCTACCATAGTTAACAGACTCAACATCTGGTATTTTAATTATTTTAATTCTACCTTCATTAAGTAAATCTTCTAATTCTTCGGATAAATTTAACATTACTTCATCAGCAGTCCAAGGTTGTTTTTCACTTGGTTCTATATCCCTAATGCAAATTAATACGTTTTTCCCGTTATTTAAACGTTGGTCTATTAACCAACGATGGCCTTGGTGCCATGGTTGCCAACGACCAATAAACATACTATACTGTTTTGACATATTTTAAAATTTTAGTTAATGATTTTTCAGGTGTATCAAAAGTTGTATCAATATCTAAATAATCAAAATTTGGTTTTTGAAAATCCATAACATGGTATTCCTCTCTACCTCTTCTAATTTCTGCTATATTATAATGTACGAAAATTTCTTGTATTTGCCACTCCATTTTATCCTTAAATTCTTCTCTTTGGTCTAAATAAGGAGATACTAAAGATACGATTACATCTTTACCTTGATTATGTAAGTAGTGAGCTATTTTTTGAGCAGCATCTATATTAGTTATTCTACCTTTCATAGAATAATCTTTATTAGTAAATAATTCTCTCATTTCATCTCCATCTATACGATAAGCATGAGGTAGATATTTTTCTTTAAGTAAATCTGCTAGCACTGTTTTACCAGAACCAGGCTGTCCTGTGAACCAATATATCATTTTTGATTATTTATAGAAGTTATGATTTTATTTGTATCAAATACTTCATTTAAATTATTATAAGGTATTGTACTAATATCTTCAGATAATCCAAAAGGGTTATATATTGCTTGTAAAAGATTTGGTTCCTTTGTAAATTTTTCTGCTTTAATATTATCATGTAATTTATACCCAAATATTTCAGGTTTAGTAGTAGACCAACATACTGTAGATTTTAAATTTAAAGCTGTAGCTAAATGTTGGGCAAAGCTATCAATTAATAATCTTTTATTCGATAGTTGCAAAAGTATGGCTATACTTCTATATCCATCTAAAGCTTGCATAGTATCAGGGTAAATCTTTTGATCTTCCCTTTTTATATGAATAATAGTATAGTCATTTTTATAATGTTCTATTAATTCTAATATTGTAGGTTCTGGGATATCTCTTGTCCAAGCGTATTGATAACCTAATCCTGCAGGTCCTCCATTAACTTGCATAGCTAATATAGGTTTATCTGTTGTATAATAGGGTTTAAAATAATCTATTTCAGGTTGAGATAAATAAATTTTAGGTTGTTCATTATTATATCTTAAACCATATATTTTACACCAAGTTTTGAATAAGTGAGTAGGTTTTTCAAGTATAAAATCATTGTCTCTATAAGGATCAGAAACGAATATTTTACAATCTTTATCTTTTATATGTTTTAAATATAACCCATTAACTTGGTTCATAGTATGAACTTCATCTACGTGAGGATTATTTAAGAAAACATCGGGGTATGCCGTTACTATTATAAGAAAAGAATTCTTATATCTTTTTTTAATAACTTCAACCATAGCGGTTGACATAATACTTTTACCTAGACCACCGTCTATTTGAAATATAATATTCATTTATAACTATTTTTATGTTAAAACTAATATACGTAACTTATTTAAATATTCCTAACTATCTTACCAAGGAGTACCATTTGCTTCTGTTATAGCAGCTGAAGCTGATATTGAGGAAGCAATAGAAGCAGAACAAAGAGTTTCTATAGCTGTTGTATCTACATCTGCAGATCCTGTTACCCAAGCTAAAACTGTTTCTTCTGTTAAGTTATCATAGGAGATAAATCCTTCATCCGATACACTACCAGTAATAGTAAGATATCCTATTTCTCTTGCCCCATGTCCATTATTTTCTGATTCACACGCATATGTTATTCCATCAACTACCCCTGTTGATATTGTTCTTTTAAGGTCATAAATTTTCCAAGTATGTGTCATTTGTATTTTATTATAAATATTAAATTTTTATTTAAATTAACCTCTATAGTTAAGTTTTTCTTCTTTTGTTTTTTTAACTTCAACACCTTTCCAAGCTTCAACGGCTGCTTTATCTTTCCTAGTCCCAATAACTAATATATTAAATTTCCCAGGATCTGATGTTGTTATTTTTACTTTAGTTGCGCTAATATTTACTATACCAAATGCTCTGCCTAAATTATCTACGGGATTAACCCATACTTGAGAATTTTCATTTAAATATCTATAATATTCTGGGAGGATTATTTCACCTTGAAGTGTATCATCAATATCAATTTCCCATCTATATACATTATCTCCAGCTGTTGGTGATTCAACAAAACTATGTTTTAAATTATATTCTGATTCTTTTTTAGGATTTGGGTGATCAATAGTAAATGTACCGGAGGCTTTAGATAAAGAACCTAAAGCACAAATACAACAAGTCATTAATTGGTTGTTGTTTGTTGATGTTTTTCCATATGTACCTAGTATAGCCACATAATTATAAGTACTCGTATTATTTGTAGCACCTGCTACAAAATTAAAAGCACCACAAGATTTATTACTGCACCCAAAAATAGCACTGTTATCACTTCCATTACTAGAAGCACCAGCTCCTGCCATGTTACCTCTACCATGTATAAAATTATAATTACTACAACAACATATTATGTTTTGGTATCCACCACCAATTGTATTATAACAAACACAATCATCTCCCATTCCTATTTTGTTGTTATATCCTCCTACAATAGTATTATTTACATTGTTTACGTTTGTTGAAACAAAACACATGCAGTTTGAACACCCACCAAGGATCGAAGATCCTCGTGTTGTGCAAATTTTATTAAGATTTCCACCTCCTATAAAATTATAAGCTCCATTACATATTATGTAATTAAATCTTCCACCTCCTATAGTGGATACGGAGTTGAAACACATTTTATTACTAGCTCCACCTGAAATAGTATTTCTTGCTTCGTGTCCGTTTACAAAACTATAATGCCTAGCACAATGGTAGATAGTGTTACTACTTCCACCCCCTATTGTATTATTTCCAGGGGATGAATAATCACTATTACAATAAATGGAACTATAAGCTGTTATTGTATTTGCAACACCACCTCCTATTGTATTATTATTACTATTTTGGTGTAAACACATTGTATTAAGATTTCCACCTCCTATAAAATTATGTTGAGAAGGTAAAATACCACAAAGACTTCCGGAAATTCTGTTATTAACACCTCCAACAATAGTATTATTATAAGAAGATCCAGTAATAGTATTTAAATAACCTACACCAATAAAATTATTTGAACTACCGGTATACAGTGTATTAATGCTATTGGATTCACCTCCTAAAATTATGCTATAACTATCAGATGCCGTATTATGAATACCACCAAGTATAGATGAATGGCATGCAGTTACCTTATTAAATGATCCACCTCCTATAAAACTAACACCATTACAAGAACTACTTATAGCAGTAAGACATCCTTCAATACAATTACATCTACCTCCTACAAGAACATTACATGAACTGTTACAACCACTAATTAAATTACTACTTCCACCTCCTATAAAATTTTGAGAACCATATTGTCCTACACATAGTTTATTTGAACCACCCCCAACAATAGTATTTTCAGAACATCCAGATACTATCTGATTTGAATTTCCACCTACAATTAATGCTGTAGAATTATTACCACATATTTTATTTAAGGTTCCTCCACCAATAAAAGAACAATTCCCACCACTACATATAGTGTTACTATTTCCTGATCCAATAAATGCTCTGGTAACAGAAGAGGCAATATTATTAACAAAACCACCTGCTATAGTACTACAAGAACCTGCATTACTATTTAATCCCCCTACTGTTAAAGAATTAGAAGAATTAAATGTCATACATGATTCAGCATTTAATCCTACACCTCCTGTAGAAGTTACTACTCTATCATCACTTGCATTAGTTATAGTTGTTGTACCACTAGAACCCGAACTACCAGATGANCCACTTGATCCTGCTGTTCCACTTGATCCCGAAGAACCAGAAGTTCCTGAATTACCTGAAGTCCCAGATGTACCTGAAGAACCAGAAGTACCTGAAGAACCGCTTGTTCCTGAATTACCTGAAGTCCCAGATGTACCTGAAGAACCCGAAGAGCCGCTTGTACCAGAATTACCTGAGGAGCCACTTGTGCCCGAAGAACCGTCTGTACCACTTGAGCCACTTGAACCTGATGAACCTGAGGAACCACTTGCACCAGAAGTACCTGATGAACCACTTGTACCACTAGTTCCAGATGAGCCACTTGTGCCCGAAGAACCGTCTGAACCACTTGAACCTGATGAGCCTGAATTACCTGAAGAGCCGCTTGTTCCTGAAGAACCAGATGTACCTGATGAACCTGATGAGCCTGAAGAACCACTTGAACCTGATGAGCCTGAATTACCTGAAGAGCCGCTTGTTCCTGAAGAGCCATCTGAGCCGCTTGTTCCCGAGTTACCTGAAGAACCACTTGTGCCCGATGAGCCGCTTGTTCCTGATGAACCATCTGAACCGCTTGTTCCTGATGTACCTGAAGAACCAGAAGTTCCTGATGAACCCGAGTTACCCGATGAACCTGAAGTCCCAGATGAACCATCTGAACCACTTGTCCCTGAAGAGCCGCTTGTACCAGAATTACCTGAAGAGCCGCTTGTGCCCGAAGAACCGTCTGAACCACTTGAACCTGAAGAACCTGAACTTCCTGAATTTCCAGAAGAGCCACTTGTTCCTGAAGAACCAGATGTACCTGATGAACCTGATGAGCCTGAAGAACCACTTGAACCTGATGAGCCTGAAGAGCCGCTTGTACCCGATGTACCAGAATCTCCTTTATCACCTGTACTAACAAATGAACATATTACTGTCGTATTATTTAATAAAGCACTACCACCTTGGCTTTCATTTGTTATATTTAAATCCCAATATGTTCCTTCGTCTGTTAGATCTGATATTGCAAATAATAAGAAATCACCTGTATCAAATTTTTCTGCTATTCTTACGTGACCTTTGATTGCTGAAGTAACTGAATCAATAGTTTCCATAAAGGATTCAATGCTAGTACCATCGGCATCAGTTTGGTTAATAGACATTATTGTTGATGATGGTTGAGTAGAGTTATTTAATCTAACATTTCCTACAGATGGGCCTAATGTTGTACTTGTTTGGAAATTATATTCAAACGAAGCACCACCAAAGTTTCCATCTTGTCCTGATGTACCTGATGAACCACTTGAACCTGATGAACCACTTGAACCTGATGAGCCACTAGTTCCTGATGAGCCGCTTGTTCCCGAAGAACCTGAACTACCTGAAGAACCTGAACTACCTGAAGAACCACTAGAACCGCTTGTACCAGATGAACCTGAAGAGCCACTTGTGCCCGAAGAACCGTCTGAACCACTTGAACCTGAAGAACCTGAACTTCCTGAATTTCCAGAAGAGCCGCTTGTTCCCGAAGAACCATCTGAGCCACTTGTACCTGAAGAGCCACTTGTACCTGAAGTACCAGATGAACCACTTGTTCCAGATGAACCGTCTGAACCGCTTGTTCCTGATGAACCTGAATTACCTGATGAACCACTTGTACCTGAAACACCTGATGAGCCGCTTGTTCCTGAAGAGCCATCTGAACCGCTTGTTCCTGATGAGCCTGAATTACCTGAAGAGCCGCTTGTTCCCGATGAACCAGATGAGCCACTTGTACCTGAAGACCCGTCTGAGCCACTTGTACCTGAAGAGCCACTTGATCCTGATGTTCCACTAGAACCCGAAGTTCCGCTTGAACCTGAAGAACCTGATGAAGCAGCATTTTCTCTTGTACCAACAATTCCTGTAGAAGATATTACTAAAGTTGTATCCTCAGAAGCTTGTTCAGCTAATTTTAATAAATTTAAATTTGCAAATGAAGCAGTTGTAGTGGCAGAACCACTTAACTCACCATCTATTTCAACTAAACCTGAACCACTAACTGATAAAATTGGTACACCTGAAATATCAGAAACCGCAAAAATAGTACCTAATAAATCATCTGTTACTGAAAATAATTGTCCTTGAGAACCTTGGACATCTAAAATTGTTGAACCCGACCCCGAAACTGTTAATTTTGTAGAACCAGAAAAAGTTAAATTTGCTTCAGCTTGTAATTCACCTGAAACTCCTGTTGCAGTTGTAACTCTATTATCTTCATTATTTAATATATCAGCTACACCACTTGTACCTGATGAACCACTAGTACCGCTTGAACCGCTAGAACCAGAAGACCCACTTGAGCCACTTGTACCTGATGAGCCACTTGAACCACTTGTACCTGATGAACCAGAAGTTCCTGAAGAGCCATTTGAACCAGAAGTACCAGAACTTCCACTAGTACCGGAAGAACCACTTGAACCCGATGTACCAGAGCTACCACTTGTACCTGAAGTACCAGATGAACCACTAGTTCCTGAAGATCCACTTGAACCCGAAGAGCCATCTGAACCACTTGTACCTGATGAACCTGAAGATGCAGCGTTTTCTCTTGTACCTACTTCACCACTACTATTAATTACAAGTGTTGTGTTTTCAGAACCTTGATTTGAAAGGTCTGTTAGTTTAATTTGAGCTAATTCAGCGTTAGAACCACTGATTATTACTTTTTTCCAATTTGGCATATCAATTCTATTAGGTTGGTTGCTGATTATTCAGACCACTTCCCTTACGGGCCTTAATATTTGTTATAAATATGAATTTAGTTTTTCCTATTAAATAGGAGGGGAAGGTATTGATGCTTCTTTTTCTTTTAATTGCTCTTCAATACCTTCTATTTTTTGATTTAATTTTACTTGTATTGTACCAATAAAAATAGCATCAATACCTGTAATTGGAATGTAATCAGTAGACTTTCTAAGAGCACGTAATTCTCTTAATGAAAGATTAGTTAAATTATATGACATAACTTATTATTTATTTAATTCTTGAAACTTTTCTTGTAATTTTAATGTTGTATTATAACATATTTCAACATATTCACCTTTAAATAAGCTATTTTTAATAGTAACTAATAAAAATTCTATTTGTTTAGGTGTTAATTCTATACTAAATGTAGGAGGATCAGATTTTTCAACCTTTCCTCCTACAACTATATTTTTAGTGTTAAATCCCATAAACCTTTTTAATATTTTGTAAAACAATTGTTTTAGTTATTAAGAATAAATATAAATTTCTTCATTATTGGCTACAAATATATTTCCTTTTTTATCATACCTTGCAGGTGTAGTATCAGGATCATTTCCTGCTCCTTCTATTACTGTTGCCATAAAAGCATCGGGTGTAAATGAAGAGCCACTAGCATGAAAAGATGATGTAATACCCCATCTTAATGTAGATAAACCATCAAATGCAAAAGCATCACCATAATCTTGGTCCGTTTGTTGTACAACAATACCACCATCACCTTGTGATGTTGAACCAGAAGCTAATAATATAAATCTATCTTTTATTAATAAATTTTCTGAATTTTGGAAAGATGCTGTACCTTGTACTGTTAAGTCATTAGAAATAACAACATCCCCAGTTACTGTCATTAATCCAGTTCCTGAAACACTTCCTCCATCACTAACAAAAATTAAATTTTCTTCAGCTTTAGCATTATCACCATCAATATCAGTAATTACTCTATTATCTCCAGAGGTTTGAATATTAATTACACCTGAAGTACCACTAGATCCTGAAGAACCTGATGTACCAGAAGAGCCATCTGAACCTGAACTTCCTGAAGAGCCACTTGTTCCTGATGAACCATCCGAACCACTAGAACCAGAAGAACCTGATGTTCCTGAAGAACCATCAGAACCACTAGTACCACTAGAACCAGAAGAACCACTTGTACCTGATGAACCATCCGAACCACTAGATCCTGAAGAGCCACTTGTACCTGAAGAGCCATCCGAACCTGATGTTCCTGAAGAACCTGATGTACCAGAAGAACCATCTGAACCTGATGAACCACTTGAACCAGATGTTCCACTTGAACCAGATGTTCCGTTTGTACCTGAAGTTCCGTTTGTACCTGAAGTTCCGTTTGTACCACTAGATCCTGAAGAACCTGAAGTTCCTGAAGAACCATCTGAACCAGATGTTCCTGAACTACCAGAAGAACCAGATGTACCATCTGAACCTGAAGTTCCTGATGCACCTTCTTTTGTACCTACTACTCCAGAAGGATTAATTGTTAATACTGTACCTTCTGTGGGTTGAGCTGATAAGTTACTAAGTTCTAATCCTGCTAATTCCGCGATTGAGCCACTAACTATTACTTTTTTCCAATTTGCCATTATACTAAAATTATATTTTGTTATACATATGTTATATTACCCTAAACCTACATAAAATTCATTATTATTGTATACTATTCCTCCTTCTATAGCAGTAGGAAGAGAAGTAAATTCAAAAAGTTGTAAAGTACCACTATTAGTTACTTTTATTCCTTTACCACTTTGATTTTTTATTAGTAAAAGATCTTGTCCTGATGCATTGTCATTTATTTCTAATCTAGGACCTGTTGGAGCACCACCTATACTTAAACTTGTTCCATCAAATTGCAAGTTGCTTTCTCCATTTATTACCCCAACTTGACCTGTAGCACTTAGCAAATAATTATTTACATTATTATTAATAGTTACACCACTACCTCCGCCTCCGCCTCCGGAATTTTCAACTTGGTAAGCACCAACTTTTAATGAATCTACAAATCTAACATTACTAGCCATTTTTTTTATTTTTTTAATTCTGTACCCGGGGTTATGTCTGATATATTTGATATTTCCCCTTGGTCTTCTCTTTGTTTTCTTGTTCTACCATCTTTTGTTTTTGTAACTCCTTCTTTAAATATTTCTGAATTAGAGGTAGTTTCCATTGAAATAATAAATTTAGATTTAGAGTTATATTTTGATATAGAATTTAAATCTTTTTGTACTGTATCAGGTATTATATATCCTCTTAATCTGATATTAAAAGTACCCTTTACTAACCTATCTCTACCATTTGTTAAAGAAGTTTCAGTTGTAAAACTATCAATAAATGCTCTAAATTTAAATCTTTCGGGATCACCCCAGTAAGCATCAGAAGCATATTCACATGATTCAATTATTTTATTTAGTTGTTCCATGTAGTAAGTTTGAACGATTACACTATATTCTAAATTTACAAAATCAGGAACTGCTACTGCATAAAATTGTTTTGCGGGTATTTTGTTTTTTATTGCTGACCAGTTATTATAAACATTTTTAGGATTGTACGCCCGTTGAAATGTACCATATAAATTAGGACTATTAGCATCTAGTTTATTATATACTGTTCTGTCTTTTGTTATAGTATTTCTTTTTAAAACAATAATAGGTAGCATAATGGACCCATTTTTATCTCTATAATAATTATCTTTTTGATAGGATTTCCATCTTTCTGGAGAACCATAAATTACAGGAACTTCTCTTCTTTCGCCATTTTGGTAAACAAAAGGTTTAATTACATTCTGAAAATAATAAAATACAGCTTCATCTAAATCTTGTAAACCAATTGTAAATGGTTTTGTATTGTCATCTTTCCAAGATAACTTTTCTGATCTATTAAAAAGTATACCTGTATTATTTTCATTAGAAGGCAATGGTATATTAGGATTACCATATCTCTCAGAAGTAGGTCTTTGTTGATCTATACTAAGTTCTCTTTGTGTTTTTGGTATGGGTTTTCTTATAGCCATTAAAATCTTTCTTTATATGGTGAAATAGCAGGTTTATCTGCCGATATATAATAGGTTGATACTAATACTGATAAATTAGTGCCAAATAGTTGTAAATCAGGATTTAATGGGTTGGGTGTGCCATCTGAACTATTATTAGGATAATCTGGATTTTTACCACTCCAATACTGATTTGCAACTGTACTTTGTACCCCATAATAACTCTCTTGGTATAAGATAATATCTCCTACTTCAGGAACTACTTGCGCATTAATATTCCCATTATCTGGGTATTCTGGTGATAGAGCTCTTAAATCATCTCTTAAAAAATAAAAATCAATAGATTGTTCAAATTGTATTCCTTCATCATTTTCAGGATATTCTTGAGGTTTTCTATCAATTAAACAATTAAATAAGAAAGGTCCATTATAAAATTTTTCTGATGCTGCTTCACCATATATATTAACTTTAGTTTCTTCTAATTTAAACTGATAGAAGGCACATTGTTGGGTAATAACATTACCCATAACTTCTCTATTTAAGTGTCTTACCAGAGAAACATCTCTCTGTCTTGCAAACATTGCCATATTATCCTATATAAATTACTCTTGGAACTTGATCCAATTCTCTTAATACTGCATCAGCTTCTCTTACTTTTCTTTCTAGTAATGAAGCACGTGAGTTTTCATCAAAATATGCTCTTAATCTTTCTAATAATGCTGTTTTTTCTGCTGTAGCAGCCCCTAATAAATCCGCCTGATTTAATGTCATTTCAGCATTAGGTATAGGAACTGTACTGTATTTACCACGTACATATCCTAAAATTTCTTTACAAATAGCTAATGTCATTTCAAATATCCATTGTCTACCTACTGAATTAATTAATGAATATACAGGGTTTTGGTATGGCATATTTGATACATTAGTGATTAACCCATCAGCACAATCAATTGAGCTTTCAAGTCTTTGTTGTCTTTGAATATATTCAAACCATAAATTTCCACATGAACCATCTAAATTTTCATGTTCAAATGGTCCTGGTATAGGGAATATTCTAATTACATTATTATGTACCTCAAAACTATAATTAGATAACCTAACCATTTGATTCATTTCAATTGATTGAATTACTTGCATATCATAATTAAGTGGCATCATTAAAAAGCCCATTGAACCCCCAAATCCTCCCATTTCCATTAATCCTGCTGCTGCTACACCACCAAATCCAAACCCATCAAATGGAGCTAAGTATCTGGCTGAAGCGGGTACTGGTTCTTGGTAAAATACTCTTTTTATTTCTATACTACCTGTTATACCTTGATCTTTAGCCCATGTTTTTAAGTCATAATCTTGAACTCCTGATTTTAGAGGAATTGAGCCTTTATACCAAGGAATATTTCCTCCTACCCCTGCTTCTTCACCATATTGTTCTGAAAGTCTAATTATTGTATCAAAATTAGGGGAAACTATTACTTCTGATAAATCAATATTTTCGTATGGCAAACCAGTAAGATCTAATACATTTTCTCTAATTAAATAAGCATATAATTCATTTCCATACATTGTTATGGCTTCTTCAAATGCGGTAAATATAGATCCTGTTTGTAATTCAACATCCATTAAAGGATACCCTAAACGTGTAGTAACAAATTTAGCAACTTTAAGACAGTCAACTTGAAATTCAATGTCATTATTGTAAAAACCAAAAGCGGTTGCATTTGGATTCCATAATGGGTTACCATCATAAATTGGAACATTCATATCTTATTTAGTTTTATTATAAATATGAAAAAAAAGACCTCAAATTGAGGCCTTAAATTTTATTTTATTTAAGATAAATTTTTATCCATTAAATACCATTAAATAAGCTGATCCTGTAGCGTTACCTGCTCCACTTCCAGAAAGCCATAATGAACCAGTTACTAAAGGTTCTGTTGTTGGTAAACCAGAAATTAATACTTTAGTCTGATAGGAATCAGAACTCGTAATAAATAAAGAGTATCCACCTACATTATCATAATCTATAGTTAAAGACGATGCTGAGATTGAATTTATTACATCTAATGATCCTGATACTGTTAATGAACCAGTTATCGAATGTGATCCTGTAAAGTATCTAAAATTATTATCTAGTTCTTCAATTGTTAAAGCTGAATCTTTACCACCTGAACCTGTTCTATAAGTTAATGCCATTTTTTATTTTGTTATAAATATGTTAAGAAATTTTTTAAAATAAAGAGTTCCAACTACTTCCATTATAATAATACAATTTACTTGATCCTGCAGAGCCTGATGCCATTATCATTCCTTCTAATGGAGAGTCTGGGGTAGTTTCTCTTCTGCTTAGTGTAAATATACTAGATATATAGTTTTCTTGATCATAAGAACTTGTGACATGTAAATTTTCTACATAAGTAGTATTTTCAGCTTGAGTAGTTATGGCACTACCACCAATTATGGCAGAACGCCTATGACATACAGTATGACCTGCTCCTCCTAATATAGCACCTAAACAAGCGGAACCTGTTATTGCATTTCCACATCCTCCAACTATAACTTCTCCTATTTCTGTGTTATTATTATAACAAGTGTCTATTGTACTATTTCTTGAACCAATAATAGTAGAGTGCCCAGAACAATTACCGTGATTAATAACGGTGTTATTACTACCACCTAAAATAGAGGACCTTTTTCCTAAAGCTTGATTACCAATTCCACCTACAACAGTTGAAGTACATCCCCTGGCAATATTACTACCACCTCCTATGACACTACTAAAACCACCACCAGCTATATTTTCTTGTCCTCCTACTATAAGGTCAAAAGGGCCGGCGTTGTTATTATCAGACCCTGTAGTTAATAGTCCTCTAGAACCCCCAATTATTGTGCTATAAGAAGACCCAGAAATGGTATTGCAAAATCCTCCTCCTATAAAGTTATAAAAAGAGCCAAAATTAGGATCAGCACTAGTACATGCTATAGTATTCTTTATTCCTCCAACTATACTAGAGCTAGGAGCAGCTACAATATGATTACCAAAAACATCTTTAAAAGTATCTGTACCTTCACCAGTTTCAAGTAATCCTGCTCCAATTGTAACTGTAACATTATCTTCTGTTGGTTCTGTTACTGTAGCTCCTACAAAATTAAGTAAAGATAAATCAGTAGTTAGTGGTGTACCGTTATCTTGGACAGTAATAGAATTACCTCCACTAATATTAGTTAAACCACTACCATCTCCTACAAACGAACCGCTAAATATAGAAGCAGATACTGTACCTTCTACGTCTAGGTTGTTCATGAAAGTGTAACAGGACTTATTAGATGAAAGGTTTGAACCTATGATAAAAGTTTTTTCGTGGTCTAAAATACGGTTAGATGATCCCCCTAATATAGCACTTAATGCTGAAGAGCCTGATATAGAATTAACACTACCACCTCCAATAAAAGTACAGCCTGCATTTGAACCCGATATTCTGTTAGCCTGACCTCCTACAATGCTGTTGTAATCTCCGTTTCCAATTGTGATTATTCTATTATTAGTACCACCACCTATAAACTGCCCATAAATTAAATTATCTAAACTATCTTTACTAGGAGATAAAATACAATTTTGTAAACCTCCAATTATTGTACTATAAGCAGAAGCCATGCCTTCATCACCTGATTTTATACAGTTTAACTGTCCTCCACCTATAAAGCTTACTCCAGAATATAATTGATTGCTACTACCTCCAATAATAAGGTTTGCACTACCTGAAATTATATTATTTCCTCCACCGACTATAGTACTAGTACTAGAATTAGAGCATATAGTATTATTGCTACCCCCTACAAGGTTTGAATTTGTACCATCATCTATATGATCCGAACCTATAATAATATTTGAACTACCTGATATTGTCCCATCTACTCTAATTTCTACAGAAGAAGATATGTATGTTGTACCATCAAACCAATCGCTATCGCTTCCACCTCCACCACCTGATCCTGTATTAACTATAATATCAAAAGTAGAATTATCACCTTTTGTAAAAGTAATAGTATTACTTGATACGGATGCAGTTGTTAATAAACTACCAGTATTAGTAGAACCACTACCTGATATGCCTGTTAAATTACTACCATCTCCTACAAACGAACCGCTAAATGTAGATCCCGATACTACTCCGGCTACATCTAAGTTATTCATAAAAGTATAACAGGCTTTATCTGATGTTAGGTTTGAACCTATGATAAATGAATTTTCATAAGAAGATGTATTATAAGAGCCACCTAATATCGAACTATAATTTGATCCAGATGCAAGAATGTTGTTTTGCCCTGCACCTATATAGGAATATTGTGAGCCTGTAATTGTATTGTTTTGACCTCCTCCTATTGTTGAAAAGTCATTAGTAACACAAGATAAAGCATTTGTTGGGATAATACTAAAACTAGTATCTCCTTGTTTATATACTCCTGTACCATTACCACCTGAGTTGTTGTCATCTCCATTATTTGGGTCTGTGGTTGGCAGGCTACCAAGATGCATTTGTACAAAATCAACATATACAAAAGAATTATTAGGAATATTTCGTGCTCTTACTCCTGTGCCCATTTGAAAAGATGTTATTACCCAATTTTCATTAGCTTGCCCATTTACATTTGTAGAAAAATCAGTTACGGGGAGGGTAACATATTGCCAATCAGTAGTGTTTCTAGTATTTATACCTAAATCTTTAAAAGTTGGAAAAGTAAAATAATTGCCGTTTGTTTTTTGATTATCTTGATTTTTAGGGCTATTTTCTCGAAATTGAGCACTTAAGAAAGGTTCGCTAGTAGATAAGTCTGTGGTTAGCTTAATGTAAAAACTAAAACCAGCTAAACGTGATGATATTATTGTATTTCCTTGTTCTCTTAAAAAATTAAAAACAAGTCTATTTGCAACATCAGTAGATCCAAGAACCCTAGCCATTGAATTTTTAATAGAAACAGAGCCTGTATAAGCTTGTTCTGTAGATGCTAAATTATTTCCTGGGATAGAATACCAATTAGTATATGAAGTTGCACCATATGCATCCCATTCACCTCCAGCTACTCCCAGATTTTCATTATATAATAATATATTTTCAAAATCAGTACCTGTAGTTTGATCTTGTGGGTTTGTTCCTGCTGATAACGGTGTTGTAGCATTTGCATTTACCCTAATATACTTTAAAGGAATTTGTAAATCATAATCTAATGCAGGAAATTGAGGGTCAGCAGAGGCTGTACCCGATATATTAGTAATGCTTTTTCCTGAGCTACCCGAAAATTCTGCTACTATAGCATCGATTCTATCAAATGTAGTATCTGCAGGATCTAAAGTTACAATTGAAGATGTAATGCTAAACAGACCACTTGCTATAGTGCTTACATCTGTAACCGAAGCACTAAAAATTAAACCAGAATCATACACTACAGATGTTCTGGGGGTTTGAATTATATTTAAACTACCTGAGTTTAAGTTTAGACCACTATTTAAATTTAATGCCATAATTTATTGAATTCTAATTGCTAATATATTACCTGATCTATATACACCACCTAAAGGTACTCCTCCGGCTGCTGCTTCTGCATCTCCTGGGAAATCTAAAGATTGTGAAACATGAGTTAGATCTATTAAAGCATTCATGCTTACACTTCCGGTTACAAGAAAACTACCAGTAACTTCTAAACTACCAGAAATATCTAAACTACCAGTAACACTTGATGAACCAGTATAAATTGGTAAATTTGTAAGTTGGGAACCATCACCAATAAAATAATCAGCGGTTACAGATCCACTAACATTTAAACTACCGGAAATATCTAAACTACCAGTAATACTATGGGACCCTGTGAAGTGTCTAAAATTATTATCTAGTTCTTCAATTGTTAAAGCGGAACCTTTCCCACCCGAGCCTGTTCTATAAGTTAATGCCATTTTTATTTTTGTTATGAGGATCCTACAAGATATTCTATTCTAATATCTGATTTGTTTGCTTTTGCTTTTATACTATATAGTGATGCAAAAGATGTAAAATATTGTAAATCAACATATCCTTCTACTACATAGTCATAATAATTGCTACTTTCAAATTGTGCATTTGATAACATCATTGATTTACCTGGGTCTATTTTAAATACACCTTCATCTCCCGACCCCACATTACCAGTATTAGGTGCTTGTGCATCAGGGCTATTTTGTATTAAATATAAAGAAAGATAATTTTCACAATCTAAATTAGTAAATCTTAAATATTTTACCGTATCTCTAACAAACGAACCTGCTACTTGAGAAGCTTCATTATCAACAAATCTTAAAAGTTCTACACCTGTATCTTCCCAATTTACGGATATTGTATCTATTCTTCTTACTAATTGATTTACATTAGGTATTTTTATACTATTAGTTGCTACTTCTTCATTACCATTAGGTAAAGTTATGCTTTCACGTATAAATACTTCTAACGAACCTGTAGTAGTACATAATGCCATAATTCTATTTTATTATAAATATGATGTTAATTCTTACTATTATAAATATATGATCCAGAAGTGGTAATACTTACTCCTTTATCAACTGCTTCATTATAATAATCTAATAAATCTTCAACAATCTCATTTCTATGGTTAGTAGTTAATGTAATAGCTTCTAAATTTTTAATTTTTCTTGCTGCTGTATATAAAAATTTAAACCCAGAATCTGATTTTTTCTTTAGATCTGTTTGATGAGCATCACCACATATTATCATTTTACTTCTTAAACCTATACGTGAAGTAATCATTTCCATTTGTTCATGGGTAACATTTTGTGCTTCATCAACAATAATCATTGAATCCATAAATGTTCTGCCTCTCATAAATGATACAGGTACAATTTCTATTTTACCATCTTCAATAAGTTTTTCAATTTTTACTTTATCATGTAAAGCAAAGAAATTTTGATAAATAGGTTGAACCCAAGGATCCATTTTTTCTCTTAAATCACCAGGTAAAAAACCTATTTCTTCTTTTGATACAGTAGGTCTAGTAATTATTATTTTATCATATTGTCTACGTAACAGTCCGTCTAATGCAACATTACATGCTAGTAATGTTTTCCCACTACCTGCACCCCCTCCCAGGAGGGTAATTGTATTTTCCAGGATGTGTTTTTTAGCGTCTTTTTGTTCATCATTAAGTTGGAGTTTGAACTTAATTGGGTTCTTAGGAATTCTCTTAGGACGATAAACATCGTCTGTATGGGGTTTACTTGCCATAAATTCTTGAAATTAGGGATTACATATTGATTGAATAAAACCATTGTAAATACGTTAAAAAACAGTAAATTGTAAATATAGCTATATAATAAGATAAATATAGTTTGTGTATAACGCATTTTATTATACATATTAAAAACATAAAAAAACCCGGCATAAAGCCGGGTTAATTTATTAAGAAAAGTTAAATATCTAATTATAGAGTATTTAATCCTGCTACGTTGATTAATCCGTAAAATTCTGGACGAACCATTTTCTTAGCATATCTAGTTAATAGACCTTTTCTTGGTACGAACGTATCTGGATCGTATACAAGAGGAGTCATGATTAACGGAATGTATGGAGCAAATACAGCACCACTTTCCAAGAACTGTGTACCTCTATATCCTAATAGGATTTGGTTAGTAGTCATGTAAGGGTTTTTGTATACTTTTTGGCGGCTATTTAAAGCACCAACTTTTTGTACACCAAATGCATAGCTCATTTTAGCAGCATCACCATCTGTATCAGCAGCAAATCCTGGAATAGATTCTAGGATAGTAGCTACAGTTGGAGAAACAACCATAAAGTTAGCACCACCACGAAGAGTTTTCTGGTGAATGATGTTACTCAATTTTTGGATTTTAGTTCCTAATGTTTGGAACCATTGTCCTTGAGAATTGTAAAATCCTAAATCAGATTGTACAACAGCACCAGCACCACTTAAACTAAGGGCTTGGTTATTTACAGCTGACCAGTTTTCAGTTCCTGCAGCAGCACCTTCGATCAACATAGAAAGAATTTCTAAATCGATTTCTAATGAAATGTACTCACTAAGGATTGAAGTTAATTCAGCTTCAGCATCTAATGCATGGTATGCATTTAAATCCTGTGCGAATTCTGGTGTCCATACAGCTTTCAGTTTTCTAGTTTTAGCAACAATTGCAGATGATTGCATCTGGATGTTGATTTCTGGAATAACTTGGTCTGGGCAACAGTCTACATCATTATCATTAAATGAGTTTGGAGTTGCGTTACCTGCTTCAAAATCACCTCTAGCATTATCTTGAGGTTGAACTTGATAGTTAACAAGGAATTCAAGGCTACCATCAGCTGATATATCAGCATCTTTAGCTACGAATTTAATACTTGTACCATCATAAGATGTAAATTGAGAATTTTGTTTCCCAGCAACAGAACCATCAGATCCTGTGATTACAGAAGTAGCTAAAGATCCAGTAAATAATTGGAATCCTTTTACACCTTCTAAATCAGCATATGCTAAATCAGCAGCAGTAATAGAAATTATTTGGTAATCTCCAGCTGCTACAGAAGCAGAATATTCACCAGCATAGTTAACATCATCCCATGTTGCATTTTCAATAAGAGTAGCAGTTACGAATGATTGAGTGTTTTGGATAGAATATCCGAAACGACCAGATCCGTAAAGACCACCTGTGTTAGTGTTACCGAAAGGTTCATTACCACCTTTGTCACCATATAATGAACCACCAGCAGTAAATGGAGACTTAGAAGATCCGTATTGGAAATCTAAAAAGAATACAAGGCCAGAAGGCAAGTTCATTGGTTGTACTGATACAAATTCCTGTGCAGCAATTTGACCAAATACTTTACGTACTAATGGTAAAGCTACACCAGCCCACTGTCCACCAACGTTTACGCTAGTTTGTGACTGAAATGTACCACCACCACTTACACCACCACTAGTTTGTGATGATTCTACTACAAGTTGTTTAGCTTGGTTTTCAAGAATAATTCCCATGTTATTTTTCTGGGCACCATTCATTCCTTCCAATAAACCTGTCTTTTCCCATTTGCTAGCTAATCTAGCCGCGTCAGACTGTAAAGACTGGTATGGGTTCGCGCTTTCTAAAAGAGTATTTAAGCTCATTTTTTTTAAGTTTTAATAGGGTTAATTAATAGTTTTTAAATTAATCCAGCAAGTTTACGCATACGGTTGTATACATCATTGCTTTCAATAATAGGTTTTTTAGCTTCAGTTATTGTTCCAGTTGCTTTAGAAGCACTACCTTGTGGTCTTGCTTTAGCCTCTGTTTTTGATACTAAACCTTCGTTTAATGTTTCAAAAATAACTTTAGCTTCTTTTACTGTTGACGCTTTGTCAAATGCTTTAAGCACTTTAACTTTTTTGTCTTCAGTTAAGTTTTTAGATTTAAAAACTTTGTTTGTGTAAAGAAGTTTAGCATTTAAAAGGTTAACTTCATTCAATTCTTTTTTAAGCTCATTGATTTCATCAAGTGCTTCTTTGAATCTCATTTTTTCGGTTTCTTTTTCGATTTTAGAGTCATCTTTGTCTCCATCTTCGTTTCCAACACCTTTTTCACCTTTGTCCATGTCTTTTGCTTCGTCGATTTCTACATCAACATCCACATCTTCAACATCTTCCACATCCATCATTTCTACATCTTCCTCTTCGAAGTCTTCGCCTGCTTCAATTGTTCCGTCTGTTACTAAATCTTTAATAACATCCTCAATGAATCCTTTTAAGTCATCTTCTGACATATCTTCAAGGTCAATTTCCTCGTCGTCTTTGTCATCCATGTCTTCTTTTTCGTCTTTCATACCATCTTCGTAGCCTTCTTCTTCAGCATCAGTTCTAGCATCTTCAGTAATTTCTTCGGATACTTCTTCTGATACTTTCATAGATTTAAGTTCTTTTTCGATGTCGTCTTTAGC